GCTGCAGGTATCAACACTGTTATAGCTACTGATGCTATCCAAGTTAAAATCTTGGGTGCAGATTCTGCTGTAGTACGTTTCAGAGTTATTGCTTTGATTGCCGACATTGGTGATCCAACTGCAATGGTTCAGACTGCTGCTGTTCAGACAGGTGTCTAGTAACTAACTTCGGGAGGGCAGGGCAACTTGCCCTCTTGACAATTACGAGGTAACGATGTCCGAAAAAGGTACAATGAAAGGTCACACCATAAAAGGTGGTCATAAACGCAAAACCAAAGACGGTGCAGGTATGACTAAAAAAGGTGTAGCTAAGTACCGTAAAGATAATCCCGGATCAAAGCTTAAGACAGCAGTTACAGGTAAAGTGAAGAAAGGCAGTAAAGCTGCCAAACGTAGAAAGTCCTATTGTGCAAGAAGTGCAGGACAAATGAAAAAGTTTCCTAAAGCGGCAAAAGACCCAAACAGTCGTTTAAGGCAGGCAAGAAGAAGATGGAAATGTTAGCAACAATTAATTTTACAATGTTTAGAATACTAAACAAGATAAGCAATAAATTCTACAGACAATATGTAAAACAATTACATAAATCTCAAGGGAGAATTTGATGGAAAATATGGTATTAGATGCGTGGAATGATTTATCCTACTTAGAAGGTGCGTTGTTTACTGCGTGGTTATTTATTTTGTATTACGGTAAAGTATGGATTGACAGCAGGTTTACCAAAAAGGGATGCACATGCTCACAGCGTTAATAGGACCTATAGCTAATCTTGCAGGTTCTTGGATGAACAGCAAGGTAGAGAAAGTAAAGGCTGATGGTCAAGCTAAAGTAGCACAAGCTAGAGCTAAAGCAGTTGTTGCAGAGAAGGTAGCAACAGGCGAAGTAGCGTGGGAAAAGTCTATGGCTGATGCTACGGATGGAAGCTGGAAAGACGAGTTTGCCTTAGTTGTGCTACTTGCTCCAGCAATTTTAGTCTTCGTGCCTAGCATGACAGAATACGTAAGAACAGGCTTTGAAGTACTCAATACTTTGCCCGATTGGTATCAGTACCTTTTATTTATAGCTGTGAGTAGCTCGTTTGGAATTAAAGGTGTAGGACAAGCAATGAAAATGATAAGGAAAAAATAATGAGTGAACAATTTTACAGAGGTCTTGACGCAGGAAAAAGAAGAAGATTAGAGCAAAAAGCTAAAGATAACAAAAAAATATATGAAGAAAAACAAAAACAATTTCACGATGATGGTGCTAGTGTAGTATCACAAAATATACAAGATACAATTGAAAGCAGGCTTAATAAATCTAAGCCAATAAAAAAAATATATAGTCCTAATAGCAAAGTTAGAAAGGTAAACATATAGCATGGCAGCGAAAAAGAAAGCTAAAAAGAAAAGTGGCTCTAAGCCATCTAATCCAAAATTATATGCTAGTGTAAAATCAGCAGCAAAAAAGAAATTTAAGGTATATCCTAGTGCGTATGCAAATGCTTGGTTAGTACGTGAATATAAGAAACGTGGTGGTGGATACGCATGAGCCTAACCAAATGGTTTAAAGAAGATTGGCGAGATGTCAAGACAGGCAAGAAATGTGGTCGTTCTGGTAAAGAAAAGAAAACACGCCCATATCCTGCATGTAGACCAAAAAAAGTTGCAGGCAAGATAACTAAACAAGAAGCCAAAAAGAAAACAGGACCTAAAGCAGTCAAGTGGTCAGTCACTGCATCAGGTAGAAAACGTAAGACGACAAGGAAAAAAGCATGAAGTATGATCGTGATGAACTAGTAAAGATGATAGCTTTCCATGAGGGAATAGTTCTTACTGTTTACCAAGATCATCTTGGCATAGATACGGTAGGCATCGGTAGAAATTTAAAAGACAGAGGTATTACGGATGGAGAGCTACTGTTTATAAATAAGACTATGGAAGATGTTTACGAAAAAGGTCTTACAGAAGAAGAAGCATATTATCTGTGCATGAATGACATAGCTATTGTAGAAAAAGAATTGCTTGCTAACAAATCAGTTGTAAATCAATTGACTGATGTTAGACAGATGATCCTTGTTGACATGGCATTTAATATGGGTGTTCCTCGTCTTATGCAATTTAAAAATATGTGGATGGCGATAGAAAAAGTAAACTACCCTCTAGCTTGTCTTGAGATGCTGGATTCCAAATGGGCAAATCAGGTAGGTAACCGTGCAGTACGATTATCTGAAGCTATGAAAACTGGGGAGTTATGATTGAATTTGTGTTAGTTTTTATGATGGGATTAAGAGTAGTAGACCAAACACAAACTTTCGATAACATAGATGAGTGCTTGTACTTTGCAGAAAGATTACACAAGCAACCTTCGATACCACAAAAGGAAGGACCTAACTTACAAATAACTGCGTATTGTAAACCAATGAGGAAAAGATAATGGTAGTCGCTGAAATTCTAACGGGAATCGCCCTAGTACAAAAAAGCGTTGAGTTCATTAAAAGTAATATTGGTACATGCAACGACATTAAAGATATAGCCAAACAGATAGATGGATTTTTTACTGGCGAGTCTCAAATGAACAAAGGTGCAGGTAAAGGTCTAGGGATTAAAGAACAATTTGGCATAGAATCTACAGCTTCGGATTTTATAGATCGTAAGTTACTTGAAGAGCAACGTGCAGAATTAAAAAATATGATTAATCTTAGATTTGGTCCTACTACATGGGATCAGATCATTGCTGAAAGAGCAAGTAGAATAAACGAAGCAAAAGAAGCACAAAGATTACAAAGAGTAGAAGCAAGACAGAATCAAAAAGAATTAATTGATACATTGCAAACTATGGGGATTATATTCTGTGTCATAGCAGTTTTTATTATAGGATTAGTAGTTACGTTCAAAGCATTTGCTTACGAATACAAATCTAAAGACTACACAAGACAACAAAAGATACATCAAGGCATGATCAAAAAGAATATTTATGTTACATGCAGATTAAAAAAACAAAAAGTATTTAAAGAAAAGATGGCTTGTATATACGAAGGTGCTAACAAAACATACGAGCTAGAGTTTACAGATGTACGTGTAGGATGCCCTAAACAATACAAATGTCTGCACAATCCTAACTCAAAAGAACCTAGCATAGATAAGGTAATGGAGAGTCTACGTAGCATAGCAAAATAAACTCTTGCTTTTTATACAGTTTATGTGTATAATTTAGCAACAGGGAGTTTTTTATGAAGCAATTAGCAGCACAAGCATTAGCCTTTCAATACAAGTTAGACATAGACAATGCTACAGGACTATTAAACAGTGCCAATCCACCTTTGAACGCAATAGATAAGGCGATCACTGACATAGTCATAACAGATCAAAAGTTACAGTTACTTAACAAGATAGTGACTGACAGCAATCCGAAAGAGATTGATACTCCTGAAAGTAAGTAATACATGGCAAGCACATATCTTACCCTAGTCAATAATGTACTAAGAGATATGAACGAAGTAGAGTTGACTAGTTCTAACTTTACAAGTTCTAGAGGTGTACAGACTACTGTAAAAGATTACATCAACAGAGCTATATCTGATATCCTCAACTCTGAACTTAACTGGCCCTTTACAAGAGCAGAAGGTTCAGTTGATGCAATTGCAGGTAAACAGCTATACAGTTTTGCATCTATAGCATCTACACTTAAGTATATTGACTACGATAATGTGTTTCTTCAGCCAAAAGATTATATACGTAATGGCGACTTTGAGATAGCAGGTTCAGCCAGTATAACTAACTGGACTACAGTTTCAGGCACTCCTGCAGCAAGTTCTAAGTTTGGTAACACGTTGTTACTTACTAGTGCAAAAGCAACACAACAGGTAGATGATCTAATCGTAGGTAAGTCCTACGTTGTACTTGTACAGACTAGTGGATCAACACTCACTTTGGATATTGGCACTAGTTCAGGTGGCACGCAGACTAAGTCATCTACTCTTACTATCGCAAGTGGCAACGAAGTACTACTATCTGAAATTACTTTTACAGCCACAGCGACAACTCACTATGTTACATTTACTGAATCAGCAGGGTCTGCGGCATTTGTTAAGTTAGTTCAACTTATGGAGAACATAACAGCAATACCACTAAAGTATTTATCCTACGAGGAATACAATGAAAGATATAGAGAAAGAGATACTAGACCAGACACGGATAAATTTGCTGATCCTGAATTTGTGTATACAACATATAATGACGAGTTGGGTCTTACACCAATACCAGACACGAGCAACAGAACATTAAAGTTTGATTACTACGTAACAAACACTGATCTATCGGCTCACGATGACACAGGTATTATACCAACAAGATTTGAATCAATAGTCAATGCACGTGCAAAGTACTACACCTACATGTTTAGGTCTGATGTACAGACAGCACAATACGCCCTCAAAGAATACGAAGACGGTATCAAACGGATGAGGGTCGAACTAATTAACAGAAAGAACTATATGAGGGCAGTATAAGTGGCTGACTTAAGTGAAACCGCTGCATTTCCTTTTATCTGTGAGGGTGGCTTAGTTGCCAACCGTTCCACATTTATTATGCAACCCGGACAAGCTATACAGTTAGAAAACTTTGAACCTGATATAGAAGGTGGCTACAGAAGAATAAACGGCTACCAAAAACATATAGAACAAATAGTACCTCACACTAGTTCATCTGACGAACAAGTTCTTATGGTAACTAGTTTTGCTAACAAGATACTTGCCGCAAGAGGGGAAAAGATATTTAGTTCTGCTTCTACAGAGGTAGCAAGAGGAGCAACTAATGCTATAGCTCAAGGAACTGCCATGACAGGATCAGGAACTATAACTGTTGATTCTACTACAGGATTTAGTTCAAGTGGCACAATACAAATCAACAACGAACAATTTACTTACACGGGAGTTACAGCCACAACATTTACAGGTGTAACAAGAGCCGCGAACAGCACAAGTGCCGCAGCTCATTTGGCTTCTTCTGATTCAGCACGAAACGTAGTATCTGAAAGTTGGACTGAAAGAGACACAGGTAGAACTAACGCCACGAAGTATGCTTTTGAAAGATTTAATTTTGATGGCAACGATAAGATAGTTGTTGTAGATGGTGTTAACGATCCTACAGTGTTCAACACATCTCTTAGTGCAACAGATATAACAACTAGCAGTGTAGAAGGTGCAAGTATTGTTACATCTTTTAGAGAACACATGTTCTACGCAGGTATGTCAAGCACTCCACAGGAAGTAGTATTTAGTGAACCTTTTGATGAAGATGGTTTTAATAGTGGGCAAGGTGCAGGTAGCATCAAAGTTGATGATACAATAGTTGGGTTAAAAGTATTCCGAGAAAATTTATTTATCTTTTGTGAAAATAGAATATTTAAATTATCAGGTAGCTCTAGTTCAGACTTTGCAGTATCGGCTGTAACAAGAGACATAGGATGTATCAATGGTAAGACTATTCAAGAATTTGCTGGTGATCTTATCTTTCTTGGTCCTGATGGCTTGCGTACAGTTGCAGGTACAGCAAAAATCGGTGACGTTGAGTTGGGAACTATAAGTTCAAACGTGCAATCTATATTTGATGACAACATAACTGATGCGTCTGTGTTTGAGTCAATTGTTATTCCACAGAAAACACAATACCGTTTGTTCTTTTCTAAGGCAGGAGGTCTTGAGAGTAGAACAGAAGGATTAATCTGTGTTCTCAAAGGTCAACAAAGTGGTGGAAAAGGTTACGAGTTTGCAAGAATAAAAGGCATCAAGCCTGCTTGCACAGATACATTCATATTAGTGGGGGA